CCTATGTTTATATTTTGTTTAAGATAAGCACCCACCACAATCATCTACGGTAATACCCGTAACAATTGTTGATAAAGCACCGCTCAATTGATTCATCGGTTCTGGTTCCATATAACCAAATGTGATATTATATCCATTTTGGTCTCCAAGAGCCTTTCCTGTTACTGATGTCCCAGCTGTCACATAGCATCCGTATGTTTGTCCTAATAGGAAGTAGTCCCCATTATTGTCTTCTACCACGATTGCTAATTTTTGTTGCTGACCCAATGTCTTAAGTATATTTCTCTTCGCTTGTTCCAATTTGGAAAAGTAGGTAACTGTTTCGCCTTGATAAAAAATCGTTCCGTTTTCCAATGAAGCATTCACAGTTTCAGTGTGTTGAGACGAAGTCCTAATTAGTTGAAAACAATAAAACTCACCTGTTCCACCAATATTAGTTATTGTTGAAGCCGAGTTTGAAGTTATACCAGATAAATTACAGAAATCAGTTATCCACATCGTTTTAAGTCCTCCGACATTATCACGACAGCCTAATAAAATTCCGTCTGTTAAATTACAACTCATTTTGTATTATTTAATTTAATGTTTAGTTTTTTTTAATAAAGTTGGGGATACTCCTTTCTACAGTTTCACCCCGACCTTAAATATTATAATCCGTTTGTTACGAAAAATTGTTGGAATGCGACATTAGTCCCAAGCTTCCAGCTTGCCATAATCCTGACTTCTTGGAAGTCCTGCGACCACCACGCTCTGTAGCTGTCTTCATCAGAAGTTAAGTCCGTTCCAACGAGCATATACTGCATCGGTCCAATAACAATTAGATTACTTCCGTTCAAACCAGGACAACCTACAACCTTGTAATTTGATTGTGGATGGAACACTTCATAAACTGAACCTAATGTAGGTTCTGTAAAGTGAAAATTATTGACATTACGGAGTGCCACCATATAGCACTTAAATTGAGATTGCGACATATACACAATAATATCGTCTCTATCATAAACATTTCTATTTAATGAATTGATAAGGTTATCAACTTGTGCAAGAATTGCGTTTGCTTTTTCTTGTGTTGTAGCACCTGTTACAGAACATAATGCTGTTTGACCTGTTAAAATTGTTGCGTCACCAGAGTTAGTAAAGATTTCAATGAAACCTGAAAACTGCGATGTAGCAGATGATGCGTTCCATAATAGGTCTTCGTTGTATCTTTTAATTTGTTTTGTCTGGAGGTCTATGATAGCTTGTTCAAACGGTGCGTTCTCATTATAGCTTCCACTGGAAAGGTACTGGCCCAACCATACGGAATTTAATTCTTGCAGACAAAGACTAGTATTTGTTTTTAGTGATTGGACTGTAATAGGTGATACTGTGAAAGTAGTATCGCCTTCAGATGACCAACCACAAGTAGTTCCTGTTTGAACTACTAATGTCTCACTCAAAAGATTGACATTTTGCGTCCCCTTGATTCCTGGAACGACATTTACATATTTCATTGTGATTGGTGTAAGGACTGCTTCACTGATAATATCTGCTGATAATTGGTCAGTGTAATTTGCTAATCCAGCCAAGTCGTAATTGAAATTTAATTTCGTTAAATTATTTTTTTTCATTTTTTAACTTTTTTTTTAATTTTTAATCATTTCCCTTAATTTTCTAAAACCTTCGTATTTAGACATTATAGGGTCTTCTATTTCGTTTATTGTTTTTTGAGTATAAACTCTTGAACCCGCAGGTTCTTTGGAGAACTTACCAAACTTTGTTTCAAGTTCAGTTTGTTTAGATGCGATTGCGTCAATTTTGGTTTCAAACTTTTTAAGAGCCAATGAAAAAATGTTAGCAATTTCTGCCATATCATCTTCTTTTGATTTTTCTTCAACATTTTCTCTTTGAGTTATTTTACCATCAGCAACCTCAACCCTGATTTTAACATCATTACCTTCACTATCTTTGAGGATAATTTCGTGTTCTCCATCAGGTGCTTTTTCTTTTGTACCATCGTCTTTAATCATATCAATTGTTTCACCAACATCAAATGTTGGACTATCCAATTTAATATCACCAACTACAGTTTTAGCTTCAGTAAATACTTCAGCCATCGCTTTACCAATGTCTTCTAATGGTGCTTTTTTCTCACCATCAGTTCCAGTTCCTCTTTTGTCGTAATCAGTTTTTGATTGAACGCCTTTAATTGAACCACCATTTATGGATATTACTTGACCATCACTGGTTTCGTATTCACCATCAACAATAGCTGAATAAGTGCCATCATACATAACTTTTAACACACGAGTTCCATATTGGGGTTCTAATGCTCCAATCCTTAAAATTGAACCATCTTTTAATTTTACATCCCCAAATTGTTCTACGATTTTAGACATAGTTTCGTCCTTGATGTCTTCAGTTTCTTTCTCTTCCTCAATTTTGGCATCATTAGTTTGACCCATTTTGATTTTAGATACTTTACCCATTTCATCAACTTCAATTTCTGTCCCATCGTCCATTTTATGAATCCCCGCTGGTGCAGGAATCATACCTTCTTCTGTGGATACATAAAGTGGTTGCCCTACTTCTAATTCACCTTCCATTTTTACAGACATACCTTGTTCGGTTTTTGCCTCGTAAAAAGATTGTTGAGTTAGTCCAAGAACTTTCATTATTCTATCCACCGCTTTTTTACTATTCATCGTTAATTGATTTTAGTATTTCTTTTATTTGGTTTATTTGTTTTGACTCTTGCGAGAAAACACTTTTTTCTGCGAATAATCCCTCCACAGAAAAACCCGTCAAGGCTTTCTTTTTAATCATATCCCACACATTTTGGTCTGCGACATACATACTCACATACCAAGTCCCTGCAGGGAGATTAAAACCATACGCCGCTGATTTATCTTTTATTGGGTCTTCACTCACCCAACTTTCAGTAATATAAACTTTATCACTACCTAATTTAATACCATCGTGTTCTATACTTGTCTCATCAGTCCTTCTTTGTTTAAGGAATCTATCAGCCATCTTTTTAATACTGGCTTTACTGAAAAACACATAGTATAAATTACCCAATTCATCGTACCTGTGAATCATTTTATTTGGAATCATAGCAGCACCAACAATAATTCTTTTCTCATCGTCAAAATGATAATTTTTTTGTTCGTTAAAACTACTACCAACTCTTGGTTCTACCTTGTCTCTTTGATTATCTGGCACAGTATTTGGTTGTAAATTAGGGCCTAATCCTTGAATATCAACAAGACCTTGAACTGATGTATCCCTATTTCTTATTTTAGTTCCTTTTTTGTATAATAATCTAACCCACTGATGACGACAATTATAAGAACCACGATACATAAAAATGGAATAAAAACCAAATTGTTCGTTAGCAACACTATCAGTTAATCTATCAATATCCTCAATAGTATAAACTTTACCTGCTTGGAGCATTTGACGGCAAAAGGTTCTATTTTTATTATCTCTGATTCCAATATATTTGTACCTTATAAGGTATGTCCCATAATCTAAACTTGATTCTGCGTTAGGATTACTCTCTGTAAATTTCTCTTCATTCATTTTATGAACTACTTGTGGGGTAATCTTTTCCACCCTCACAATATCATAACCTTCATTTATAAGTTTTTCATAGGGTTCTCCTAACTCAAATATTTCTTTATTGATATTACAGAAATCATCCTCAACAACAATATATGGGTTTAATTTTTCCTCATCATCAAACTTATTGGTGATAATAGTTTCTTTATTTCTATTAAACGCCATCCAAGTTTCATCGTGTGCTGGTCTTGAAACCAAAGAAATTGCTTCTATTCCACTTTCATCAAACTCATCGTTAATAAATAATTCTACAATTTTGGTGTGATTCATTATCCTTAAATATAAAAACTTTTATTATTTCCCACTTTCTATACCAAAGAACGGGATTTAATTATTCTATCCATTTGTTGTTGATTAGACATATCAGTTCCAACCACATAAGTTCGTATAGGCCTTTCACTAATTGAACTGGCAATTGCGTTTGTTAAACT